TTCCTGTCAAGAACTGGATGGCGTTTGCCGAAAAACAAGGCTTAAAAGGCGCATTAGACCTTGTTGATATTGCCCCATTTGCCCAAGCATTGATGTCTTGCTATCAGGCGATGGAGCAAGTTAAGGGTCAAATCTACGAATTGATGGGTATTGCCGATATTCAGCGTGGTCAAACCGACCCCAATGAGACTTTGGGCGCACAAATCATCAAATCCAACAACGCTGCAGGTCGCCTAAAGACCATGCAACACGCAGTCGTATCATTTGCTACCGAATTATTGGCTATCAAATCCCAGATTATCTGCAAACACTTCACCGAAGATACGATTGTTAAGATTTCTGGCGCAATGCAACTGACGGAAAGCGATAAACAGTTAATTCCACAGGCAATGGCGTTGCTCAAAGACGAAGTTAGCAAGAATTTCCGCATTGAAGTCACCACAGACTCAATGATTTACCAAGATGAAATGCAAGAAAAGCAAGACCGCATGGAGTTCTTGTCATCTATTGGTGGATTCATGCAACAAGCTATTCCTGCTGCCCAAGCAAGCCCAGAATTAACCCCATTACTGATGGAAATGCTCAAGTTTGCTACAACAGCGTTTAAAGCTGGCAAGGGATTAGAAGGATTGATTGACGAAACAGCCGATAAATTCCGTCAGCAAGCAAAGCAAATGGAAGGTCAGCCTAAGCCACCTCCAATGGCAGTTCAAATCGAGCAGATGAAGATGCAAGCTAAGACTCAAGAGCTACAGATTCAAAATCAGCTAGAAATGCAGAAAATGCAAGCTGAGAATGAGTTGGAAAAGGCTAAACAAGAGTATCAAGCCCAAGAAAACCAGCTTAAATTCCAATTAGAAGCTGCTCGCAACCAAGCTGATATTGAAATGCAAGCCAAATTAGCCCAAATGAAGATGAATATGGAGCGCAATACACAAGTCTTGCTTGCCCACATCAACAATGGCGCTAAGATTGAAGTAGCCCGTATTTCTGCGGCAGATGACAATGGCGAAACCGCTTATATGACCGAGGAAGCAATGGCTCAATCAATGGAGCATCCTTTAGCCCCATTAGCCAACGCTATTACCCAAAGCAATCAGGAAATGGTCAATCAAATTAGCAGTTTAGTTGATACAATTAACCAAAATCACAATAGGCCAAAGCAAGTAGTTCGTGGCCCAGACGGTAAAATCCAAGGAGTTATCTAATGGCATCAAATCTTAAATATTCCAACGGCACAAGAGATGCCCAACAACAAGGTCTAATTACCTATGCTGGCTCAGGCTCTATTATCAATATCTACGCTGGCTCACAACCTGCTAATGCCAATACCGCAATTAGCGGACAAACCCTTTTGGTTCAGTTGGTCGTATCTGGTAGCTTTGGTACTGACTCTAACGGCACTATCACTTTGGGAAGTGTAACCAACGGCACAGCAGTCGCCACAGGCACAGCATCGTTCTTCCGCATTACCAAGTCTGATGGCACAACCGTAGTCATGGATGGTTCTGTAGGATTGACTGGATGCGATATGAACCTGAACAACACCTCTATTGACGCAACACAGGTAGTCAGCATCTCCTCAGGTACGATTATCCGAGCTAACCAATAAGGCTAAATCATGGCTCTAATCATTAAAGATAGAGTCCAGGAAACTAGCACAACTAGCGGAACTGGTACTTTAACCCTTGCTGGCGCTGTAACAGGCTATCAGTCATTTGGCTCTGCCATTGGCAATGGCAATACCACTTATTATGGTATTTACGCCAACGGTTACGCTGACTGGGAAGTCGGTATCGGTACGGTTACGGTTACAGGTGGCACGACCACATTGGCTAGAACTACTGTATTGGCATCGTCTAACGCTGGTTCATTGGTCAATTTTAGTGGCGCACAGTTGTCGGTTTGGGGTGATATGCCAGCCGCCAAAGGTGCATATTTTGACCTTAATGGCAATCTAACGACTAACTGCTTATTTGAAGGTTTTACAAGCCAAGCAGCAAGTGGCACGACCATTACATTAACTGCTTCATCAGTCCAAAACTGGGCAATTACTGGCTCTGGCGGTCAGACTATTCAGTTACCTGATGCCACCACCTTGCCTAATGGTGCGTTATTTACATTCAATAACAACCAGTCCTCAGGTACGATTGTCGTCAAAAATAACTCTGGCACAACCGTATGCACCACCCAGTCGGGCGCATTTATTTCTGTAACTTTATTAAGCAATTCGATTGCTGCTGGTTCGTGGGATTACCATAATGTCGCACCAAGCAATGCAAGCTGGAGTACCAATACGCTTTCTTGGGCTGGTTCTTATACCAATGGCACATGGAATGGCAATGTCATTACAGGCGCTTATGGTGGCACAGGTTTAACTACATTTACTGCAGCTAACAATGCGTTATATTCAACAGGGGCTACTACTTTAACTGCGGGTACTTTACCTGTTCTAGCTGGTGGTACTGGCGTAACAACCTCTACTGGTTCTGGTTCAGTTGTATTAAATACTAGCCCAAATATAAATACGCCTACCATAACTGGCGGAACAATCGACAACACAGTCATTGGCGCAACAACCCCCAATACTGGCACATTTACTACTATTACAGGACAGACAGAAGTATTAAAAGGTACTGGTGAGAATTTCATGTTGTATTCTCAACAGTTTTCTAATGCCGCATGGGTTAAACAAACTGGTGTAACTGCTACTGATAATGCTGTAATTGCTCCTGATGGTTCAACAACAGCCGCTTCTATTGCTTGGTCTACAACAGCAACTGGACAAGGTATTTATCAGGTAAAAACAGGGCTTTCTTGGACTGGATTAACAAATACCAAATCTATTTATATTCGTGCTGATGTAGCTGGTGGAACGGTTGATTTTACTGACCCCGGACTTACTGGGGCTACAAATACTTTTACATTAACAACGAGTTGGCAAAGAATATCATTAACAGAAGCGTATCAAAGTAGCGCTGCAGGAGTTTGGGTAAAGAAAACTGCGTCCAGCCCATCAACAGTTTATATTTGGGGCGGTCAATTAGAAATTGGCACATCTGCAAGCACTTATACAGTCACCACTTCAGCCGCAATCTACGGAACTCCTACCCTATCCTTTAGTGGAGTAGCAGGACTAGGACTTCAATCAGATGGTTCTCTTTATGTTTCTCCAGCAGGAACAGGCGCACTACAAGCACAAGCTACTACATCTTCTACAGTAGGTGGTAATGCTAGGGGTGCTAATGCTGTTGATTGGCAGACAGGAAGGGGTGGTGCAACTCAAGTAGCATCAGGTTCTAACGCATTTATTGGTGGCGGTTACGGAAATACTGTAAGCAATTCTTTTTCTGCCATTGGTGGTGGTGGAAGTAATGTGGTAAACCAACCTTATGCAAGCATTTTAGGCGGTCAAAACAATACAGCAACTTTAAATTATTCTGCTGTTGTTGGAGGCTATTCAAACAATGGTACTGGTTTTTATGGTCTTGTTGGTGGGGGTGCTTCAAACTCTACAACATCATCTTCTGCTGTAACTACGCAATCTGCCACAATGAATGGCACAACAACAGTAACTTTGGCGGCAAGTAACGCAAATATTAAAGTCGGTCAATTAATTACTGGCACATATATTACATTCCCTACAACTTATGTTGCGGCAATTTCAGGAACAACCCTTACCTTATCCCAAGTTGCAAGTGGAAGCGGTACAGCAACTCTATCTTTCTACACCCCTCATGGAGTAGTAGTAGGAGGAGGAAACAACCAAGCTACAGGTAGTTATTCATTTATCGGTGGTGGTGGTGATGCTGGTACTGCGGCTAATAGGAATGTGGCTTCTGGGGATTGGAGTTCAGTAGTAGGTGGAACAAAAAATACTGCTAGTGGACTTCAAGCTGCCGTTTTAAGTGGAGCAAGCAATACCGCTTCAGGAAATAGCGCTGTTGTTTGTGGTGGTGGAACTTATGGCGCTTATTCATATTCTGCAAATACATCAAGTGGTCAATCATCATTTGTTGGAGCTGGATGGGGAAACACCAACAGCAGTTTTGGTGGAGTTTTAGTTGGTGGAAATACCAATACTGTAAATGGCCCATATTCTGCAATATTAGCTGGCGGTTATGGAACTACAAGAGGATTAATTGCTAATCATGTAATTCCTTCATTTAATGCAGTAGCGACTACTGGTGGTGCGCAATCAGCTATTCTTGTATTAGGAAAACAAACAACAGATGCAACAGCCACAGTTATTACATCAGATGGCGGTGCAGCAGGAACAACAAACCAAGTAATACTACCTAATAACTCTGCTTATTACTTTAAAGCTAGTATTATTTCAGGTGTAACAGGCGGTGGTAACTCTAAAGCATGGACTATTGAAGGATTGATTAAAAGGGGCGCAAATGCCGCTTCAACAGCACTTGTAGGAACTCCTGTGGTTAATACTATTGCTGCAGATTCAGGGGCAAGCACATGGACAGTCACAGCGACTGCGGACACAACCAATGGTGGACTAGCCATTACCTTTACAGGGCAAGCTGGAACTACAATAAGAACTGTTGCAAAAATCGAAACCACAGAAATGACTTACTAATCAAGGAACTAACATGGCACTAAAACTTAAACTCGAACAAACTCAATTTGGCGTACCAGCACCCGAAGCCTACGCTAGAATTACTAACTTTTTTGGCACAAAAGACAATATTCAAGTCCAAGTGGCGATTCATTACGACCAAGCCGCTAGAGAACAAAACCTAGCCACAGTTCGTGAAGATGCGCATTATATTGGCATTAGCGACCTTAAAGGTGATTTACTACCCGCAATCTATGGCGTATTAAAGACTTTTGAGCAGTATAAAGGTGCTGAGGACTGCTAAATGTCAATGAACCTTGACCAATCGGCAGATAAGATAACGCCTACATCGGGAGCTTTAACTGTTGTTGGTACAGTAAATGCTACCAATGTTCCTACAACTGGAACTGTATTGGCATCTGTTACTGCCCCTGCGACTAACCCTGCTACAGGAACACCATCGTCTAGTACCTATTTAAGGGGTGATGGAACTTGGGCAACAGTAAGCGCTTCTGCTGCTGGCTCTAATACTCAAATTCAATACAATAATAGCGGTGCTTTTGGTGCTTCTTCCGCATTTACTTTTGATGGCACAACCAGTACTGCACCTATTCAAAATGCAAGCTATGGATTTCACATTAATCCAAACACGATTGCTACCAGCTATACCATTCCAAGCAATTACAACGCTATGTCTGCTGGCAAAGTAACCATTAATACAGGAGTAACGGTTACAGTTTCTACTGGCAGCCGATGGGTGGTAGTCTAAAATGCTGGGTTTTGGCCCAATATCAAATCAGCCAATATCAGATATTGCGCTGCCAAAAATTACAGGGACAATCTCTGCCACAGATAACAACGATTCTGCGACCCTAACAGGTCAAGTTCTTGTTACAGGCAATATATCGGCTACAGATGGTACTGATACTTGCACGATTTACGCCCAAGAACTCGTTTCTGGCTACATTTACACCACCGATAACAACGATTCAGCCACTTTAACTGGTTCTGTAGCGGTTTCTGGTGCTATTTCGGCAACAGATGGTACGGATTCAGCAACATTTACCGCACAGAACCTTGTAAGCGCCTATATCAGCGCTACAGACGGCACAGATACAGCAACATTTACTGCCCAAGCGTTAGAAACAGCGCAAATCTACACGATTGACGACAACGATACCGCTTTATTCATTGGTTATGTAACGCCTGGCACAAATACCAAAGATACCCATGACGGTGGCATCAGCAAGCGTGACTACGAAAGA